TATCATAAACACTACAAGCAGGGTAATTGCTTATCGTTACTGTTTCGAACGGCTCTTCGTAAATAAAGGGAGAACCATTCTTAACGAACTGAGTACTAAGCCAGGTATCCGCTTTTATCAAAGTGATGATAGCTTCTCTGATTGTGTCTGAAGGATTAAAGTTAGGTTCTGGCATTATAACCCCTTAATCCAAACTTGCCGGATATCCTCTTTTGTTTGTGCAGATATCCAAGCAAATTGACGCTTAGGAAACTTGGTAAAGCGTCCAGACCTGTTTCTAATTCTCATCCCGTTATTATGTACTCTGGCATATTTAGCCGGCTCTCCGTCAATCGTTATCTGAATTTTAGATCCGGTAGAATCAACAAAGATTTTGCCATCAATACTATTCTTTAACGCTCCGCTTTTATCAAGTACCGGCCATTTACCCCAAGTCCTTTTGTCTTTACGCCTTGTCCATTTGCCAACCGGTCCTTGTTCATTCTTGAAATGGTCGGCAATATTAGCAAGTAATAAATCTTTTGTTCTGGCTAGTTCATAGCCCGGATCAATAAGCTTTTTATTAATCGCTTCGACATATTGCCTGAACATTTCATCATCAATTGTTACGCCTAGATTGAACATTAAACCCCCTGAAAACTTTCGATAATTAAATCTTCAGCATCATTAACAAAGCTCCTGATATCACTTGACGTGTTAACGGTAATATACCGCTTGGCGTTCTTTGTTGCTGTCTGCTCTGTTAAATCAGTGTTGAGATAATCCCCAGCGACGATCTCCTTGAGCAAAGGCTCGGCAATCATGTTATATTGAGTGACAAACTGTCCTGTTTGCTGATTATACGCTTGCTCCGAGAAGTGGGCTAATATAATCAACATAGCAGTATAGTAAGTTGAAACCGTAACTATTTCTCTAGGTATAACAAAGAAGTTGCTATCAGACGTTGAATAATCAACAGCTCCGGCAGACGACCCCGTTAAACTGGTATTACTAGCAATAGATAAAACCCTGATTGCTTCTTTTGTCTTACCAACCTGAATAACATCACCTGGTAATAACTCAGTTAAAAAAGCAGTGCCCGAACCTGTAACGGTTGCATTATTTGTTGTAGTGCTAATCGTACCTGTTAGATTATCCCTAACAATAGGCGTGGCGTATCGCTTCGCCAAACCCATGTTAATAATACTTTCAGCCTGAAAAATAAACTCAACTATCTTATCCGTTGCTATAGCTTCGGTGGTTAATAGCGGTGTTAGATTTCTTACTAGTGCTGAGTTTGTGTACATTTTTAACCTCTAAGTATTATAAGCCGTTACAGTAAGCGAACAAGCGTTAGTGCTATCGGTCATGTTTGCGGTAATTGATTTACCATAAACACCCCTTAAGCCTTGTTCAAAATGGTTATCAACTGCTCCCTTACTAAACTCCATTGACAACAAAAACAAAACGGCAGTGCTACTTGTTTCATTGTTCCCACTGTTAGCAGTTGCGGTGAATGAAGTAGCACTTTCAATAGATTGAACATATAAAATTTCTGAATTATCAGCGACTTTTATACAAGCACCAACATACAATTCATTAATAAAATCCGTTCCCGTTCCTGTTACTGTCGCACTGCCTGAAGTGGTTGCAACTGTTCCCGATAAAGGACTAGTAACCTCTACGGTGCAATGGTTTAAATCAGTTGTACCATGAATGCTATCAATATAGTTAGCTTTACCAGTTTTTGCCGGTACTGTTATAGAAACTCCGTCTGTAGTGCCAAACTTTGTGTAAGTTTGTGGATTCCGTCTATGCTCCATTTTTATCTATCCTTGTAAATAATCTGAATGGTTGCATCAACTAAGTTGGACGCACTTGCTGACTTTGTCGCAGTAAGTACCAAGCAATCACCGGCTGACACATTCAAATCGGCAGAAGTTGAAGTTAAACTTAATGCAGTAGTATCAAATGCAGTTATCCCAATCCCTCCGGTTGCTTTTGTAGTGTTTGCGTCACTAGAAGCAAGGAGAGCGGTAGAACCTGAACCATTACCAGCTTTATTGGTAATTGCAAAAGTCCAGTAGTTTGTATCATTGGCGGTTATAGTAGTGGCCACTAGAACATTAATCCCTGTGATTGTAGCGTTCTTTGGTACTACTCCAATAATTCTCAGCGGGCTAGTCGTTGCCGATATTGTACCAAGATTCATATTGATTGCTTTAGCATCACCCGAAAACACATTTGACCGAGTGCTTAAAAGTTTTTGACTAAATTTCTTAGGCATATTTTTATCCTTTTTTTGTTTTAGATTTTACTTTTGTCTCGGTTACAACATCCGGTTCAACCGGTTCAGGTATCGGCTCAGGCTCTGGCTCTATAATAAAACCAGTGCCGTCCTCTAACCACGCTGTAACCTCTTCTAGTTCAGCCATGAACTGAGCGGGTTTATTTCTAACTGCCCGCCCTTCATTACATTGAAATAATACTTTCATGGCTTTAACCCTATGAAACCACAGTGCTATAAAGATAACCGCAGTTAGCATCAATAACCTGAAGGTCATAACTAGTTTCTGCTCTACAATCTTCGCTAAGTTCATCTTCGTTCTGAGATGCTTTGTAGTATTTCACTTTAACGCCTTCTCTACCAGCCTCAACAAACTGCTTAGTGCATGACAAATCAAGCTCGGTGATCGCTTCAAAGTTCACATAGCCGATAAAGAGAAACTTGCCCCAAACATCAGAAAAGGACGGGGTTGCACCTTCAGCGGCGGTGTTATATTGAGTATCTCCAACAAGGATTTTTTGAAACTTCATTCTTTTATTTGAAAAGATTTCAGCAATAGTTGAAGCGTCCAATAAACCTTTGAGTTTGTCAAGCGGGAGAGATTCTCTCAGGTCGGGATGCCGTTGGATAGCTGAATAAACAGCTCCACCCATAACCATAATGTTTGGACGTCTGCCGGAGTTAACCCTTACCGTTTCGATAGCATCGCCGATAATATCAAAAATATCTGAGCTTGGATCGTCAAATCTGTCAGTGCCAGAAAGAGCGGATGTTTTGCCCGAAAATTTAGAAGTAGAAAAGAGAGCGTTAGCGGCTCTAATTTCTTTCTGAAGGATAAGCTTATCGGTTACAACACGACCGGCTAACATTCTATATTTTCTTTTAATAGGCTCGTCTGCTTCTCTGAGTAATCTGCCTTCGATTTCGGTATTGTATCCATAATCATTGATATAAAAAGAACCGGCAGTGTCAAAATCCCAAGTGATAGTATTTGCAACGCCTTTATAACCAAGACTATCGTCATCTTTTCTCAAAAATCCATTATTAAGAATGGGAAATTTGTCCGAAGGTCTGTTAACAGTAACCACGGGGAAAACTTCGTTAGCTATAGCATCTTCAGGCTTAAGCATTCTAGCGGTCATCAAATTATTAATTAGTGCGTCCGTGTGCACTTTTCCGTAAGTAGGCATTTTCTTATTCTCCTATATAAAATTAAACTTGAGTAACAAACGGTGTAACTTCAACCGGCACATATTCATTAGATGAACCGGCACGCAAAGCAACTCCGAGAACTTGGCGGTTAGTAGTGCCAGAACCGGAGAGAGTTAACGCCGCTATCTCTGTCGGATCTGAACTATCTAAACCAACATAATTGCCGGCAGAAACTCCACCAGATCCAACCCTTGCTAAAACTATAGAACCGGCAAATGCAATTTCTACAGACTGTCCGGATGCGGTTGCCTCTTGAAGTGCAAACCCGATTACAGTATCAGTATTAGCGGCGGTTTTGATAACGGTCAATTCTTGAGCGTCTGTACCTTCAGTTGTAATTTTTACCGGTTCCCATTGTGCAAACGCGGCTCCAGATGTTACGCTTTTTCTCCCAACAATCTTATAAGTTGACATATTTTACCCTCCCTTAGATTACGCCTTCATTAGCGTAAATTTTAAATAATTCAGCTTCGGACAAGTTAGCAAGATTTTCACTGCTATATTTTTTGGCAATCTTTTTTGAAGCAAGTACAGAGTCAACGCTTAAGCCGTCTTTGATTTCGTTGTCAAATACCTGAACATCGTCTTGACTAGCCACAATGGACTTAGCAGAAAACACTTGTTTGCTATCTGGCAAAGAGTTGAGCAAATCGGTTGCTAAATCAAAAACTGATTTTTCTACCTGACCACCGTCAACGCTATAGCTTACTTTTTTGCTATCATCGGCAGACATCAGCAACATTCTTGCCTTATCAACCATTGCAGGAAGTAATTTAACAGAATCAGCACCACTGAGATTAAAAAGGATTTTCTCCACTCTTTCACTTTTGGCTTTTTTCTCATACTCGGCAATTCTCGCCTCCAGTGCTTCGGCTCTCTTACTCTCAGCTTGCATCAAAGAATTAAGCTTTTTTTCAAGCTCTTCATTCTTTCTTGCTACATCATTAAAACTAAAATTAACCTCTACTTCTTGAGGCTCTTTTTCTCCGTCCATTTTCTCACCTTTACCCTTAAACATTTCTTGCATCATAGATAAATATTTGGCTTGTTCTTCTTCTGGTAAATCCATAAAAGCACCATAAGCCATCCCTTTTTTACCACAGCCAAAATCTTGCATCTTGGCTTCATACATTTTTTGATCCATCTTTCCCTCCAAACTAAATTTATATTTTTTCTTTTCTTGATTAATCAAGTCTTTCATATATCCTTCGCCCCGACTGCCAACAACAAACCACTTTATCTGAGCGACCACGCCAGGCACTCTAAAATCCTTTAAATGCCTAGCGCCCCAAGCTTCACGCTTTTTAATTGCCATTTCTTCAGTCGGTGTTATTGCCTGTTTATTTTGCCTAGAAACTATCGGCAGTAAACGATTATATTGATTGTTGCCTTCAATGTTGCCACCCTTTGCCCATATTTCGGGATAGTTTTCTTTCAAATCTTTTGCATAATCCGGATCGAAAATTGGATAGCCGGTATTGTATAGGCTGATTTTCTGATCTTCTCCCTTTGTTGGATAATCGGTTATTTGATATAAACAGGCTTCTTGGTAATCAAACTCATCAAAGCTTGTTAATCCTACGTCCTGACCGGCTTGCAAGTCATACATATACGGTTCAAATACCTCCATTAATGCCGGAGGCTTACCGGCCGGTAGAATGGCCACCGCAGTTAAAACCGCTTTGTACTTTTTACCTGTCTTTTTTGACGAAACATTATAATAAATCTCTGCAGAATGAGTGGTTAACAGCTTATCGTCAAGGGCATTCTTTACCGGCTCAAATACGTTAATATAATCACCGTATAACGCCCGCTCGTTTTCATCATATTCTAAATTGGTTATTTTGCCCAAACTAAAGGGAAAGTTCTCGAAAACTTTAAATCTGCTATCCCTTTTATCCTTACTATCTACATGATCTATTTTCAGATCCGGCATTATGTTTTCATGCTCTTTACTAAATGCCACCATATCTCTGAGGTCCTGAGGCGTGGTCTTTACCCCGTTAAATTCACCGGCTTTAAATAGCAGTACTCTTTTAAAATCTGTTTTGTTCTTTTCTGCTACTGGCATTTAGGCAACCTCTGGCATACCTTTTAATTTTTTTACCGGATGATTTTTTATTTGGTTATCGACCTTAACCGCCGGTGTTAATCTAACCTTTTTATTATCCTTCAGTACGTAATACAGATAACTTCTACATCTCGGATGTTGAGGTACTATGTAATAACGTAATCTCGGATCATCAATTTTTAATGTCGTGCCGTTCTTAGTCCGACAATTCACAGTCGTTCTATTATCCAAAACAGCAATAAATGTAACAGCCCGAACCATATCACTAGCACGATAAGTTTCTAGCCGAACTTCGTTTTGTATCCGGTTACTTTCGTTTTGAACTGTGTTATCAAGCCTAGTATTCTTAAATGCTTTTGTGCGTTCTTTAACAATCTTTTTTAAATCATTAACGCTAATATCAGGATTTGCTTTTATAGCTTCATTAACCGCTTTATTAACGCTGTCAAGATATGCACCGGCTTGACGCTCGCTTAACTTATCCGCCCAGACATTGTTAACCTTATTGCTTTTAGGCGCTTTGATGTCCTTAAGCTTTTCTTTTTGCTCGTCTGTTTTGGCGTGTGGCGACAATTCTTTTTTAACGCTCTCAGTTGCCACCTTTTCAACGTCTCTAAAATATTGTTTCAAAGTATTATTTAACCCGTCTTGTTTACTCTTAGGTAATACTATTTGTTTTTTACCCTTAGATTCTTTCATGCGTCCAACTTGCCTAAGAGCGGTTGTCTCTAAATCATCGTATAACTTGCCTAATTTATTTGAAAACTTAGCCTCCAAACCGTCAAGGCTCTTGTCCAGTGCGTATATTACCCTTAAGTTATAAATCAATTTTCTAATAACCTATATAACTCAAAATTCTCTGACATATTAGCAACTTCAGCAGGTGTTAATTCTTCGCTAGGTATTTCAACATTTGCCATATTATTAAACTCATCTTCTGTTAGTTCAGGCAATCCAATCATAGTTCTAGCCTGATTAACATCACTTAAGCGGTCAGGGAAAAACGCCCCGACTTGCATAGCACCGGCAATCATAGCGATATATTGTGCCTTATCAGTTTCTTTTTGGATTATGAACTTGGCTTTTGGATAAAGTTCTACCGGATATTTATCAGGAGGGAAATTATATGCAATAAATCTCCTGATTATTTGCTCGTTAATAATATCCTCTAATTTTCTTCTAATCTCGGATATCATCAGGCTTCTTTCTTCGCTCTTTACTTTATCGGACGCATAAGAACCAGACCCTTGACTTAAATCCATCCCACAAATAGCTAAGCTGATTTGTTTATCCAACCAGTCAAGTATAACCAGAAAAGGGTTATCACCCTTTGACGATGCTTCAATAAAACCGGCTTCAACATCCTTAGGCATTGAGATGTTTGCACCGGCAAAAAGATTATTGGCAATAGTTGAGGCAAGTTCTGAATGTTCAGGATTTTCAAACTTAGCAAATGCAACCGGCTGGCCATAACGATTAATATATATCTGCATAGACTTATTAACGATTTGCTTAGCTTTCCAATACTGCCAAACGCTACTAAATGCCGGAGTACCGTATGGATTACTAAACAGATTATTAAAGCTGATTAATAAAAATCTATCAATCGGGTAATACTCATCAAAATTGATTAATGAATGAATGGCGGATATGTTATCGTAACTATCGGTTATAAACTCTAGTAGTCCCGGTCTTTTACTTTTAATTTCATTAATCAACCAAGTATCTTTAAATTCTCCTGACTGGCATTTTCTCGGTATAATCTCACCAAAGAAGTTGCCATATCCGCCAAGTGCGACAATCAAGGATTCTTTTAAAACATCTTCTAAACAGGTATTATAACCATTGTTGCCGGATAACTCAGATAGCAACTTATTAACGTAACGCTGTAACTTCTGAGCTTTGCGACTATCATCGGCAGAAACTATTTCTAAATTGCTAGCGAAAACCCCGCTGATTAATGTATCCAGTGAACTTTTTACTTTTGGGTCTTTCAAGAACCTTTCAACTTCGGCAAAGTTACGGAGCTGAAGCACTTCGTCTCTGGTGCTATAACCGTAAATACCCTGATCGGCTGTTTCTGTTACTTCGGTGTAGTACCTATTAACTACAACTGACCGGTCCGGTTGCTTGTTTATTTCTTTGCTTGCTTCTTTAACCTTGAAACTTATATCTTGATTCAAAAAGCCTTTTATCTTGTCAAAAATACCCATTAAATTATTTCTCTCATGAACTCCATTCTAGGATTGCTAAACTTTACTAAACCCAAGTCAACCGGCTTAACTAAATTAAAAAACATTCTCATCATTAAAGCATCGGCATAATCAGGAGACCG